ATTCATTTCCTCAGTAACCAAAGTATGAGTATAATGCTGCAAGTCTTGAAGAACTTTATCTACTTTATCCATCGGGCCATCTGTGTAATAGCGAGGAATAAATCCTTCTCTTTCGCAGATAGTAACTAATTCGCCAATAGAATCAACGAACTCGCCAGATTCAGCCTTATTCTGAGCCGCGGTCAACTTAGCGCTCTTCATCAAGCTGTCATACATCTTGATCATCTTCTGCGCGCCATCGACGTCGCCGCAATCCAACAATTGGTTAGACTTTAGAGAAGTCTTACAAATCATAATAAGGGTATCTTTCATACCAGCACCTTGGATGTCATAAGAAGCCATCATATCATTATATAATTGCTCCAACCGCACCCATTCCTCTGGACGATAACCTCTGCCCCACTTAAGTCGTAGCATTACCTTATCTTCTTCTGTAAGTTCACTAGAGAAATCATCATCCTCTTCTGATGGATCATAATATTCTGGAGTACCTACTGCCTATTGTGGCTCAGTTAATACCTTCGGTTTTGGCGGGGTTCTATCAGTAGCAAGCTCATTTTCAATCTCTTCGCCAGACATTCCTTGAGCCTTCATCTGATTAATCTTGCGCATACGCTACTCTTCCTCAAGAGCCTCGGTATCCGCCCAAGAATACTGACTCCATTGTTTGAGCTTCATCTTGGATAAGTAACGGCCAATAATGGTTAAGCCAGTTACTTTCTTTGGGTCTTTACCATATTTCTCCAGTAAAGCATCCCATTCTTCTTTAATATAAGGCACATCAATTTCTTGTAAAATCCATTTATAAGTCTCTGGATCCCAGTTATCGACATGCATGGTTAAACATTTCTTGCAAATATCCATCTTACCATCGGGTGGATATTTCTCTACATTCTTAGAGGTGTAGAACTCACTATCATTCATAGTCTTTCCACACTTCTTGCAGAAGTGCTGTCCAGCCATGTAAATCAACCTCTTTTCTTATTCCGGCATCTCTTACAAATAGAATACCAGTTATCTTTGCTTGTCTTATTCTTTGAAAAGAAAAGGTTATTTGCTGGCTTAATTTGCCCACACTTGGAGCACTTTTTCATTGGATAGCCGCGCTTAGTATATTCCCAAATAAGGAAATCTTCCTTGGCCTATTCCGCAATTACCTTGGGAATTTTATTACGCCATAAACTTGAAATATATTCCACACTATAAGTCTATTCAAATTCCTCATTTAAGAGTTTCTGAATTTCAACATTCTACTTACCGTCAATCTTCCACTCGACGATTCTGTCATAAATAGGATAGTCAGTAAGAGCCTTAGTACATAAATTATCAAAGTCTTGCATTAAATACCAAGTATCTCCATCAAACTGGTCCCAGCTATCTTCTTTAAGTCGAGAGTAGTTACATAAAATCGCGGATACCACCTTAGTATCCATTAAAGAAATTCCATCAATCACAATCTCAGAACCATCTAAATAGCTCTTGTCTTCAAGTGGTAATGGAGTTCTTGTAGAACGAGTTAATCGACATGGGATGATTGGTCTTTGATAAGCCTACTTAATAATATATTGGTCTTTCCGCATTTCGATTAACGCTTTCTTCATCATAAAAGCAGTCTTTCCAGAGGCGTGTTTTGCTGCTGCTTCCCAAGCGTTTATAGTATCTCGCAATTGCTTTAAACAGGGGATTGTATCTAAATCCTTCTAACTAATCGAAATCTTAGGTTGAAAAATTACATTTTTATTTTCATTAACTAAATTATAAATACCATCTTCGCCATTCTCTAGCTGACTAACAAGGCCTTCGAAAGAACATTCTCTTTTGTTTACCGTAGTCATACGGTTATCTGTTAGTATGTTGCGTTCTTTTCGCTCTTGCTTTTCCATGCAGAGAACGAGATAATCGCCAAGAATTTCAAGATATGCCGGGGAAATATCCGGCGTTTCCGCAATTATCTTTTCAACTAGCGCCTTACGCTCTTCTGGAGACTCTAGAGTATAATCTAATTTAATCACACTGTCATCTCCTTTATGCTTATATAATAACAAAAAAAAACTGGTTTGTCAAATCCTATTCACTGATTATAAATAACGCCAATGTAATTTTATATTTAACTTCTTATCTCGACCAAAAGAAGCTCCTGTCTAATGCTTTAAAATATTCTTTAATCGTGCTTTATTTGCAGAAGATACTGGCAAGTCACAATATGTTATTACTTCATCTAAAGAATTAAAGATTTGAGAAGTTTCAATGCAAACTATTTTCCTAGTTATATTATTATAATTATTTCTTATTTCACGTATAAGATTCTCGTCCGCAGTTGATAAAATCCAAAATCCTGGAATGCCATTTATCATTCCCGCACTTTTACGCTATCCTCCATAGCATCTTGAAATCGCAGATGGGTCCGCGCCAGTATCCAAAGATGCCTCTTTCAGCGTTTTGTATGTCTTATTAGTATTTAAGCATATAATAAGACTATCTGAATTTTTCTATATTTCTGTTCTATTATTTTCTGTAATAGTATTATATCCATTTTTACAACTATTAAAATGTTTAATCCAAAAATCTTCTCGGTCATTTGCTTCTTGCTGTGTTAAATCTCTTTCTAAAATAATATGTTCAAAATTTAGCCATCCATATTTAATAATATCTGAAAAAAATTTTGATTGCTTTATATATCCATGCCCGTTTTGCCATCTATTATTAGGATTATCTTGTAATGTCTAACCAATATAGACTTTTCCATTAACCTTATTCTTATGCATATAAATACAATGTTTTTTATTCATCTTAATCATCCTCCTAGTATAATTTGACAAAACTAAATAAATAATTAACGAAAATTGACCAAATTAAATTATTTTGCTATAATATACTTAGAAATATAAGGAAGGTATATTATATGGATTTTTATAGCATCCCTCCAGAGAGATTACCCGAAGGAGCTTAGTTCTATCATGGCGTATCCGTCATTACAATTGCTATTGCTGAAGATATATGGGAAGAGGACTTTGACTCCATTTGGTATATGGAGCAATTAACTGGTCCAAGACCCTATGCCATTCATATCTACAAAGAAGAGCGTGAATACATCAATAGCTATGGAGAAGATGACGATGATATCGTATTTATACCAGATGAAGAGCTATTTGACGATATAGATTTTGAAGATGATGAACAAGAGGAAGAATGCGACTGGGTTATAGATCAATTTGATGATTGTGTAATTCAAATCGACCCAGATCAATCTATTTCATGGTATAGAGGAGAATATTAATGGAACAGCTTAATATTAAAGAATATTTTAAGACTGAAAAGGAGAAACTGCGGCGAGCCGTCATCGAGCATGGTTATGAGCCTCCTTCTCTCATGATTGTAGATGCCACGGATGGGGACGTCGGCAATCAGATTTACATTAAGAAGAAGATTGAAGATTTTGAATCTATTGGCTGGCCTGTGAAGATTGTTAGACCGAAAGATAGCTCTGAATTACATTGTCTATTAAACTATGGACTTGATACCGATTGCGTAATTGTTCAGATGCCTACAGCAGAAAGATTTAACTTCGATATTGAAGATATTCCGTCTTACTTTGACTGTGATGGCTTGACTAAGAACGCTCTTGTTCTTCCCGCCACCGTTAGAGGCATTATTGACTACCTTGACGATTGTGGTTTTACTTATAGAGGTAAGACTGCTGTTGTTCTTGGCAGAAGTGATATTGTAGGTAAGCCTATGGCTAAAGCTCTCCTTGATAGAGATATGACCGTATCAATTTGCCACAGTAAAACGAGCAACGGAGATAAAGAATATCTTCTCCATAATGCAGATTTGGTAATCTGTGCAACAGGACGACCGCAGTCTATTTATAGAGAACAGTGCGAGCATGCTATTGTTGTCGATGTCGGTATTAGCCGACTTAATGGCAAGATCGTTGGAGATTTTGTAGAAGATGAAAATAACATTGTCGGGGATGCCTGGTCTACTCCTGTCCCTGGTGGTGTTGGTCTATTAACAAGATTGGGGTTGATAAAAAATTGCCTAGACCTGAAGGTATTATAATTATTGGTAATATAGGAGCAACTATTTTAGACTTAGAAACAGAATTTGAACGAGCAAAAATTATGAGATATCCTCTTGGCGATTGGTTGCATAATAAAATTTCTCGTCAAGAATATAAAGAAAAAATGGCTATTTATCGAGATAAACAGTCTCAATATGTAGCCAAAAGACTCTTTGAAATCTACGGATTTGAAATCGCTCAAAAGTATAAACCAGATTATGTGCAAGATTTTATTCCCTGCATGGGAGCAGACGGACAATGTAATTTATATTGCAAGAAGTTTGGAAAGTGCTGACAATAAAAGTCTACACACTATATTTGAAAATTAGGGCAGGACGAATATCCAGTTCTGCCCAACGCAACTTTAAAAGGAGAACCGCATTATGATAGGCTTTATCGCAGTATTACTTCTTTACGCATGGATGTGCCTAGCGGATAAGAAATGATGAAACAATTGATTATCGCAAGACGCGATTTAGATATGTCCCCAGGAAAGCTAGCAGCACAAGTCGCGCATGCTTCATCGGCTTTCCTCATCGAGATGATTAGAGACTCCTGGCCTGAGAAAGCGCAAGGATTCTATCATGTCAACTACAGACTAGATGAAGATATTTATGACAACTGGATTAACGACGGAGTAACCAAGGTAGTATGTGGTGCCCGCAATAGAGGAAAGTTAGAAAAAGCCATTGAGAAGGCTAAGGAATTAGGCATGATTGAAGGTGTTGATTACTTTCCTATTGTTGATGCTTGCAGAACCGAATTAGTTCCAGAGTCCTCGCAGGGGACTTTGACGTGTGTAGGATTTAGACCTATGGAGGCAGAGAAGATTGATGAAATTGGAAAAGATTTTCATTTGTATTAACCTTCTAATTCTTTCTCTCTTGATGCTTACTGGATGCACAGGTAAAGGAGAGAGCTGGCCTAGAATTGTCTATCAGCCTACCTATTGGACTTTTGATGATCGTATCATTGATATAGACGACGATTATATTTTAGATGATGGTCATAGCTACGATGTTGTGGAAACAGAGGATGGCTATGACCTTATCCTTCATTTTATCGTAGAATAAAATACTTTAAGAAAAGGAGAAAGGAAAACATTGAAAATTATCGAGAATAACTATATGCCAAGTAGCGTGCGGGTAACTTGCCCCATCTGCCACAGCATTTTTGAATTTGATCCAGCTACCGAATGTGACAAGGAAAAATTTAAGACTTATAGGGATGGACGACAGTATATTGAGAGAACTGTTACTTGTCCATGTTGCCATAAAAGCTTTATTATTGAGGGGAATTATTCTTGGAGAGTACAGGAAGCAAATGCTACTGTAGCTGAACCGCCCTTTCCTTTGGGTGATTCGTAATCCGAAAACGAAAATGGTTTTCGAGATTTTAGTGGCGTGAGAGAACGAGTTTGTGAAAATTTTCACGCTTTTTCCCGAAATACACCGCCCCGTACTGTCGCACTTCACCACGCTAAAGCGCTACAGTTGAACAGCCACCCCTACTTTAGTTGGCTAAAGCGTCTGTCGCTATTATTATGTATCACGCGCGCGTAAAGAGGAATTGGTCAAAATGCACAACCGGATCGGCACTCAGTTGTGCAGATTGACGAAACGCAAAAACTTGCAAAAAAGTTGTTGACAAGCAAGCAAGGCGGTGCTATCATGTAGTCACAGGCAAGGGAAACACACAAAACAGCTTGCCAAACACACCGAAAAAAAATAAAAAAAAGTCTTGACAAGCAAGACAAGGTGTGGTAAACTAAAGACAATCCAAGAGGGAAACACAAAAACAGTCAATCAAAAGAAAGTGAGTGTATCAACATGACAAAAGTAGAAATGGCTCGTACCCTTCAGCGTATCCGCAAGGTGCAGAACGACATGGACGCCCTCAAGCGTGAGTTGGACGAACTCAAAGACGCCGTAAAGGCGGAGATGGTAGCGACTGGCGAACACAAGGTAGAGGCTGGCGGCTGTATCGCCACCTATCAGGAAGTAACCAGTAGCCGCTTTAACAGCTCTGCGCTAAAGGCAGAGGACAAGGCTACCTATGACAAGTATGTGGTAGCCAGCACCACCGCAAGACTGACGGTGAAATAACAACAACCACCATAGAGCCGCTCGTGAGAGCGGGCGGCTCTAACCTTAGAACAAAAGAAAGAGGTATTATTATGGAGTTCATCAAGTATTTCACTAACCCGCAGTTCGATAACGCCAAGTTCGCAGATATGCTGCGCCTGCGCATGAATGTGCGTGCCAAGGCAGTAGAGGATGGCGTCATCCTTGACAGAGACGCTTTTAACGCCACAAGCGCCGCCTTTATGCCTAACTGGGCATGGCTGAACAAGCAGAGCATCAATAGTCCTCTGCACACAAGACCCGCAGAGCCTGCGGAGTGGCCGGAGCTGACCCATGCCTATCGCTACTTGCTTGCCATAGTGTTCGATGACAAGGACGCTTGCCAGCTTGAACAGGCAGACGGGTTGGACTACATCAGCGAACAGGCAGATATGGTGGCTGGCTACTGGCGTAAAGAGGACGGCTTCTATGGCGTGGCAGTCATTGACAACGACACTGGCGAAATCATGCACATGGTTGAATGAGCGCGTAGCGCTCTATAATGGGCGCTCTGCGGGAGCGTGGAGCGCCCAAAAGAAGGGAGTATTATTATGACTTATAATGAATTTCTTGAGGGATACTGCGGATGCCATGGGGACGCAGAGGGTAACCGGCCTTGTGACAACGGGGCTTGCTGTGATAGGTGCATGACCGACGAGATGGCCAAGCTGTGGAAAGAGGTGCAAGATAATGCGTAAAGTAGCAAAGGTGGCGCTGTACAGCGTGTGTCTGGCAGTTCTGTTGTGGTTCTTCCTCTCATGGGTTGACATAGTGGCGGATAACTGCGAACCCAATCCGCACCACAGCCCTTATAATGTCTTTGTCCTCATGACGCAACAAGAGGAAAAGGCTGAGGAACCTGCTGAGATAGAGGGGACTTGCGGAAGCCCGCTCACAGACCGGACAAGACTGGCAACCGCAATCATAACCCACATTGACGGCAACACTCTTACTCTTGTTACGCTGGAGGATGGCGAGGAGTGGACAGTCGAGGTCGGATATGGCGAGAACTTCTCAACGGATGACTATCTGTGCGTGTTCTTCGATAACATTGGAACTGACTCAATCTATGATGACGAGATTGTCAAACTCTGGAAAGAGGTTTGGTGAGATTTAGGGCAGAGAAATCTGCCCTAAATTTTTGTAAAGACGTTTTCACCTTAAGCCGGCGGCGCGCTGGCGATCGCGGCGCGCCGAGTTTTGAGTTTGTGCAAGTTGCACAAATTTGGAAGTGAAATTTTGGTATAGGCAAGTTGCACAATCAATCCCGAAATCTTTGTGCAATTTGCCAGTTGACTTCTGCTATGCCCTGTGCTATACTATAATTGTTCCAAGGGGAACGACATCAAAGACGAAAGAGGTTGACAAAAGATTATGTTACCGAACAGACATTGTGCATACGATATTACCACCGGCGAAATCCTCTGCTGTGACCGCGGAAATCAGCTCAAGCGTTCAGTTGCCCTGACTAAGAGAGTCAATAAGGAAATGTTCGGAGTTGCCGGACAGTGGCGTTTCTGCCACGACTTCGGCAAGAAGTGGGATAAGAAAGGGGTGCCTACCAGATGAAAAACTATCTGTTCTATGACGAAGAAACCGGAGAGCATTTCTTCGTTCAAGATGAAAGCCTGTGGAAAGCTAACGAAACCGCACACCAGTATTTCAAACGCCCTTTCGCCATTGACGAAATGGATGACGCAGAGGCTGAGATGTACGGATACGATACCTACTAAAATAAAGGAGCCGCGGGAAGGGCGTTCCAAAGCGCCCTTCCCCAAGATGAAAGGAGTTATAAATCATGTACGCTATTGTTAAATTCAAGGAAGTTGACGACGCTATCAAGTTTAACCGGGCTATCGCCAGTTTTGCGGGCTGGGAATTGAAACTCCCTCTTAACTCCAAGATAGAGGGATGTGTCCGGGTTCTCGACATCGGCGGAACGGAAAATGACAAAGCCCTCTATGAGTATCTGCGGGATTTGGGCGCATTTGAAGAGGTGGCACTGAAATGAGTATTGAACGATTACCCCACAAGTATCCGATTGGGTGCACAGTCCGCATTGGATGGCGGATAGGTACAATTCTCTTTCGGATTAGTTTATACCATCTAATCATCTGGGAGAAACAGGGAGAGCTGGCTTTCTAAGTCAGCTCTTCTTTTGATTTTTGGAAAAAATTTTGCTATAATAATTATAGAAGAAATGAGAAAGGAGAATTTTCTAATGACGCTAGAAGTGCTGAAAGCACTGGCTGTCATCTTAGAGTTCTGCATGAATCAAGACTCTTGCAAGACTTGCCCGATGGCCCAGTTCTGCGGAAAGATGCCATGTGAATGGTAATCTGATTTCTTTCGGCAAAAGCCGCGGCTCCCGTTTGGAGTCGAATTTTCGCACAGGCTAGGTCACTAGAAATTAAAAAGCAAAATGGCTGAATCTACTTACTCTCGCAAACTTGACGCAATGGGAAGAATTATGATTCCTGTTCGGCTTCGCGATCAACTCGGTTTAGTGCTGGGTAGAGAATACACTTTCGAGGTACATACAATCAATGGCCGCAATTACATTTGCATTGACTGCGGAATGAATACTGAACTGGAAGAAGCTATGAAACTTGTCCAAAACGCTGGCTTGAAAGTTGTTCAAAATGACGATTGACAAGCCACTCTTTCTGTGGTATACTTAAACCATCAAAAGAAAGAAGGTTACGTTATGTATGAGTTTGAAGTCTTGCTGAACAACGGCGAGAGAACTTTCATTTGGGGCTACAGCTTTGATGATGCTAAACGCCGCCATCCAGAAACCGCAAAGGAAATCGTTTCCATTCTATTTCAAGAATACATTGACTAATAGAACGACCTCCCGAAATCCGGGAGGTTTTTTCTAATGCCCTCGGCTGGCCGTGCGCGAACGCCGCGGCCAGTTTTTCGTGTCAATAGGCAATTTGCACAATTTTTGTTTCGCATCTTTGGTGAATTTGACGAAAGAAATTATCCCGAAATCCCTTGACTTCCTTTGTAGGCTGTGATATACTTGTATCATCAAAAGAGAGGAGCGAAAACAAAATGACAATCGCTATCATCATCATTACTATTCTGCTATCCTTCCAGTTTGTAGCCGCTATCGAAAAAGACTGCATGAATCTTGCGGTTATGTTCGGCGTTGAGATTATCCTTTTTGCCTACATTATGAGTAACTGCCAGTTTTGAAAAAAGTGCTTGACAAATCCCGCCAAGTATGCTATTTGGAGTAAATTTTTCTTGGTGCGCGTCAAAAAACCTATTGACATTTTGGCAATTTTGTGTTATAATAATTATAGAAAGTGAGGGAGAAAGAAATGAACCTGTTGATTGTTTTCATTCTGCTCTCGATTGTAAATGTTATCTTCTCCACAATCAAGAGTATTGCAACTATCAAATCCGGCCCATGGGTCGCAAGCATTGTTTCCGCTCTGTACTACGGCTATTACAACATTGTGTTGATTTACACTGTGGCAGATTTTCCTCTGTGGCAAAAAGTGGTAGTAACTGCGGGCTGTAACCTTGTTGGCGTTTTCATCGTGAAGTATGGAGAGGTTAAAGCGAGAAAAGATAAGCTATGGAAAGTAGAATTGACCGTTCCCACCAAGTACAAGAACGCTATTGATGAATTGGGCGTTCCCCATTCCTACATTGAATTAAGCGACAAACACACGCTTTTCAATTTCTATTGTGCTACGCAGACCGAAAGCGCAAAAGTTAAAGCTATTGCCAACCAGTATGAAGCAAAATATTTTGTTGCGGAAAGCAAAAATCTTTGAAAAGGTATTGACAAGATGAAAGTCTTGTGATACAATATAATTGTCAAGAGGGAGTAGCCCAAGAAATCCGAGGGTGCGCAACTTCGAGAAAGTAGAGGAAGTAAATTCAATATACCACGTGGTAAGTCCAAACGTTGAACGCAAAAGTGAGTTTGACTTGTCAGCTCGTGCGGATACGTCCGCAACGTTGAACCAGCAAACAAGACCTTATCCGTCAGGTCGGGGCAATAAATCGTGTGAAAAGTTTGCGAAACCTCTTGACAACCCCCCTAAAACTATGATACAATAAAATCGTTCCAAGGGAACATAAAAAATAAGGAAAGAGGTACTTAGTTATGTTGACTGCTGAGAACAAGAATGAGCTGGACGCCCTGCTGGCTTCCCACGAGATGACTTCCTGCCTGCTGGGCTCGACCGTTTCTGATGCCGCTATGCTGGCAACCGTTGCACAGATGGTGCGAGATGGTAAGGACGAGATGGCGCTGTATGTGCTTCGCAACATCAAGCCCCATGCTCTGGAGCTGGCTGAGGAGCCGGAGAAAGAAGAGGAGGACGAACCCAGCCTTGACCTCGGTGACCTGCTTCGTTTCCTGCGGAGTTAAGCAACAGAAACTCGGTGGAGAAATCCACCGAGTTTTTTTTTGTGCAATTTTCACAAACCCTCTTGGGCGGCCTGTGCACGCCCGGCACAGGCCGAGTTTTTGTCAATACACAAGTTGCACAAATTTCTCTACCAATCTTTGTGCAATCTGACGATTGACAGATTTCCCGAAACGTGCTATACTGTTTACAGAAGTTAAGAGAAACGCCCCTTGAACCTTGAAAAAAGATTTTGAAAAAATCGAAAAAAACTCTTGACAGCAAGCGCAAAGTGTGCTATACTAAGTACAGAAGTTGAGGGAACGAAGGTAAACCTCAATCAATAGAAAGGATTTGACAAGATGGAAAAAATTGATAAGCGCAAGCATTATGTTTTGGTACTTGATACCGAAACTGCCAACACTATCCAGAACGGCGATAGTCTGGATATGTCCAATGTTCTTGTATATGACTGCGGTTGGGCGGTTGTGGACACCAAGGGCAATATCTACGAAACCGCAAGCTATGTCAATCGTGACATTTTCTGCGAGGAAAGAGAATTGATGCGGACGGCTTACTATAACTGGAAAATCCCCCGCTATGTCGAGGAACTGCGGGCAGGTAGCCGCAAAATGGCAAGCACCTATGAAATCCGCAAGGCTATGCTGGACACTATCGAGAAGTGGGGCATTAAAGAGGTAGCCGCCCATAACGCCCGCTTTGACTATAACGCTTTGAATGTGACACAGCGTTACACCACCGCAAGCCGTTTCCGCTACTGGTTCCCGTTCGACAGCGTGGAGATTTGGGATACTATGAAGATGGCACAAGATGTTATCTGCAAAATGCCCACCTATAAGGCGTTCTGTCAAGAGAACGGCTATGTGCTGAAAAATGGCGCTTGCCGCAAGACCGCCGAAATCCTGTGGCGCTTTATCTCCGGTGATAACGAGTTTGAGGAAAGCCACACCGGACTTGAAGATGTGCTGATTGAAGCGGAGATTATGTTCTATTGCTTCCGACAGCATAAACCCATGCGGAAAGCCCTCTTTGAGAATAAGAGAGAATATCCGCCCATGACTGGCTTTCAGCGTCAGATGATGGCAAGCCTGCGGGAAAATCCGGTAATCAGGTTTGGGGAGATTTAATCTCCCCAAACCTTGAAAAAAGGGGTTGACAAACAAGAGGAAATCTGATATAATCAGTGTATCAAAAGAAAGAAGGCGATAAAGTGACTATATATCTTGACTGTGACGGAACGTGGATTGACCTGTACGGCGTGGAAGATTGGCTTGATTATCTGCTTGCGGAAGATGTTTACCCCTACGCAAACGCTAAGCCCCTTGTAAATCTTTCCCTGCTGGCAAGGACTATCCACGAACTGCAAAGGAAAGGCGTCAAGGTCGGTATCATTAGTTGGCTAAGTAAGGGAGGCTCTGAGACATACAACGCCGCAGTTGACGCGACGAAACGCAAATGGTTCAAACGCCATGTGCCAAGTGTGACTTTTGATGAAGTCCACATTGTCAAGTACGGCACGCCGAAAAGCTCTTGTGCCACACAAGCGAACGCCATTCTTTTCGATGATGAAGAAAAGAACCGCAACGAGTGGAAAGGTAAAGCGTTCGACGAAAAAGATTTGATTAAAAACCTGCGGGCAATCCTTTCCGCTCTTGATTGAGCGGAGAGGTAGAAAGGAAAATAAAAATGACTGATTTTGAAACTATCGTGAACATTCTCGCCAAGGCAAAGCATCATTTTGAGGTTGAGGAAGTCGAGGGCGATCACCCTTGTTTGAACATTCCGAGCGCCTACCCGGAAGTTTATGATACGGGCGTAACCTTTAGTTTCAATGAGGACGGAAGTCTTTATTGTATTCACTCTTACGTTCCGGAACTGTAAAAAGAGGGCTTCGGCCCTCTTTTTTTCGTCAAAATGCACAATGCCCTCTTAGATTGAGCGGCCCGCTGGCGCACGCAGCGGGCCGAATTTTCATTATACACCACCGCCAGCAAAAAGTCAATCGGCAAACTGCACAAAAAATCATGCTTCGGATCTCCCGAAATTGTGCAACTTTTCAGCAAAAAGTTCTTGACTTCCGGCGTCGGTGGTGGTATACTGTTTACAGAAGTTAAGAGAGGGGCGCCGAAAGGCTCCAAAAAGATTTTGAAAAAAATCGAAAAAACCTCTTGACAAACTCCGCAAGGCATGATATAATAGGTACAGAAGTTAAGGGAAAGCGGTTCTTGAAACGGCGAAAAGCGACAGTCAAGAAACTTCCAAGAAACTTCAAAAAACCTCTTGACAAGCCAAGCGAAAAGTGCTATAATGAAAGCACAAGGAAACCCAATGAACCTTGAAAAGTCAATATTTTATCTCGGTATCAAACTTCCGAAAGTTTGAAAAGAAGTTCAAAAAACCTCTTGACAAACCGCCGAAAGTATGATATAATAAAATCACAAAAGGACAAGGACAGTCCAAAAAACCAGAAAGGATTTGAATATGGAAAAGACCACTCGTATCACCAAGGCTATGCGTTTCGAGGACATTAAGGCTCTGCTGAATGGTCAGCCCGTCACCTACGGCACTTCTATCGAGGACGCCGTTGACTTCATCGACCATGAGGTGAACCTGCTCGCCAAGAAGAATAGCGGTGAGAACAAGAAGCCCACCAAGGCGCAGGAGGAGAACGAGGGCTATAAGGCGCTCATTCTGGAGTTCCTGACCGACAAGAACGGTGTCACCTGCACCGACATTCTCAAGGGCGTTCCCGCTCTCTCCGAGTTCTCCAATCAGAAGATTTCTGCTCTGATGCGTCAGCTCCGCCTTGCGGGTAAGGTGACGGTCGAGGAAGTCAAGGGCAAGTCTCTGTTCCGCCTTGCCTAAGCCCCATAAGGGAGAGGGGTAAAACCCTCTCCCCGCCGAAAGAAAGGATGTGATAAGCACGGCACAGCGAGTAACAGACGCGGAACGCCTTACCCGTATCAAGACGCTTTTCCCCGATGACGCAGAAGCGCAGGACATTCTTGCATACGATAAGGCGGTAGACGCAGGCGAGAAAACGCCTTATGACCTGCCGCCCGATAAGGAAAAGGCGGCGAGAAAGTACGCACACGCCGGCACACGCAAAGCGCCTACGGCGTACAAGTTCACCAAGCGAGAGCGCAAGCCCAACGCAACCAAGGGCGGCATTATCGCAGAGCTTGCGGACTTCATGGAACACCATAGCAATTTCGATGTTTCCAACCTTGCCATTACCAACAAGGAAAGACAGATTTCCTTTATGGTAGGCGGTGAAACCTTCGAGTTGACGCTGGTACAGAAGCGCAAGCCGAAAAGCTAATAGGGATAGGGGCGGGCAACCCCTATCCCGCCCCTTCCAGAAAGAAGGGAAAGACAACGGCAAAGCGACCTAAAGAGTTTTTATATGTCGGTCACTATATCGACAAGAACGGCAATTTTATTCTCAAGGTAGGCACGACAAACGACCTTGACCGCCGCCGCAAGGAACACAACCGCAACTATAAGAAAAGCCCCAACTACACCATGCCGCCGGGCGGTGAGTTCGTCTATGACTTTTCACTCCCTCTCTCCAAGTATAACACTTTGAGATATGAGGACAAGACCCGCCAAAGATGGCAGGACGAGGGCATAGGCGAGTTTGTCAGAAATGACAGATTTTATTGCAAAAAGAAGCCCAAAACCGTCAAAGTGACGATACGCAAAACCTACGAAATCCGGCTCGATTGAGCCGGATTTTTTGTGCATTTTTACCAAAGATATTTTCACCAAAAATCAAACGAGATTTTTGTATAAATTGCCTATTGACAACCGGACGGAAATGTGGTATAATGGCGGGCCGCCACTGAGCGCTGCGGCCCGAGTTTTTAATATTATTATCTCACTGCATTTTTTATCGGAAAATCTCGGACAAAATCGGTTTATTGACTTTTCCCGAATTTTAAGATATAATAGAAGAAAGAAAGGAGATAATAAAATGACCTTTAATAAACAAGAACTAATTGATTATTTCAAAACGACTAATTCAATGGTTTCTACTAATTTCCCCAAATTTGCCGCAAGTAAATTAAAAAAAGGATATTTAATTACTAGACGAGGCAAAGGCAATGATACTATTTATGAAGTCGAAATAGTTACTCCCGAAGATGTAGATTATTCTAATTTTTCTACTCGTAAAACTGAGATTGCTAAAGATTTACCCAATGAAATCTGGAAAACTACATTTTGTTCTCCTAAACATGAGGTTTCTAATCTCGGTCGAATTAGAAGAAAAGATTCTAAAATCTTGGTGCCTGGGACTTTAAAAGATGGTTATCTTACTTCTGAGCTTATTACTAACAAACAATTTCGGATTCATCGAATCGTAAAACAAACTTTTGATCCGGTTGAAGATTTTGAAACCATGGTTGTAGATCACATTAATGGGATTAGAACTGATAATCGACTTGAAAATTTGCGATGGGCTTCTAGTGAAGAAAATACTCTTTTCATGTTAAAAAATCGTGAAGAGATTACTAGAGAAACTACTCGACTAATTCAGAAGTATGGATACGATAAAACTCTTGAATTAATTCGCGCAATACCTTGATTCGCCGGGCCGCGCAGGGATGTGTCGGCCCGAGTTTCACCGATCGGAAGCATATGCAAAATTTTTGTTCAATCTAGCCGACTTTCATATGGCCTCTCATTTTCCCGAAAGTTGGCTCTCTCGTCCAATTTTATTTTCAAACCACCATTGACTCATATTTCTAATTTCATTTGACATATGGCCCACTCCACTGCCGTGTAGCTAGCAAAATTTTAGTTGCTCATAGCGAACCTCCTGCGTTGCCGATCGGGTCCCGCCTATCAAGAGGAAAACTAAATAAAAAGAGCGGAGACCCAGTTAATCCGATCGGCCCCGCATATAAGATTCTCTTTCTCTTGATTTTTTTAATAAAATATGTTATTATATTAAAAAAAGACATAAAAATGCCTCGGTTCTAGCTTAAAATCGCTATAAATCTAAGCTTTTCCATCTAAAAATTAAAGAATACTATCTAAAATCTAGCAAATAATCACAAATCCTACTTCAATTTCTCTGTAGTTAACTACATAAATGCTATTGCATAGCAAAAAATCATACCGGAGGCGTAGAAAATTTCCGATCGGCCGCAGGTTTTCCAATTTATTTGCATTATCTTAAAAAATATTATATAATATATATAGAAAATAAAGGAGGATATACCTTATGGATTTTGAAACTATGATTCGAGAGGCCCGCGATAATGGAGTCTCTATTGATGATATTGCAAAGATGTTTTCCAAGACCCTGAACGCTGTCCAGCAAGAGGAGCAGAAGCAGAATTCTGTGGCCAATAAGCGTAAGGTTGCGTTGGAGCATCTGGAGAATACTTTCTATGAGAGTATCGCAAAAGGCCAGCTTGATTGCTCTGATGCCGCGGCCCTCTTTACTCTGACTATGGCAGACAAGTATACCGACTGGACTGCGGAAGATATTGAGGACTTTTTCGGTACGATCCAGATGACTGCGCGAACCACCGCAGAGCTGATTGGCAAGTCTCCTGAGGAGATGTTTGGGATGCTTCGCAACAAGAGCATTGAGATTCTGGATGATGTTCTGAAGCCTGTAGTAGAGAAGACTCCTGCTGCCGCTGATAAGAAGAGTGAAGCCATCAAGAGTGATGATGATAAGATTGCAGAGTTCTTGAAGCTGTTTGATTAAACAAGAGAGGCTCTAAAGAGGAAAGATAAAGAGAGGGTATTTAGCCCTCTCTTTTTTTATTTGTGAATTGCGGGAGCCAGGGTAACGATCTCGGTGACGGGGAATTAAGAGAGGTCTACCTGGACCCGATCGGCACGCCACCTTCCTATTTTAGCCTATTCTCCCC